GCTGGCGAAGAGGTGCAGTTTCCAAATACGACCGCGCCCAACCCTGCGATGGACCCCTTTATGTGCTACATGCTGCGCGAGGTCGCGGCGGGCATCGGCATCAGCTACGAGTCACTCTCGGGGGACTACTCGAAGTCGAACTATTCGAGCTCCCGCATGGGACTGCTGGACAGCAGAGACATCTGGCGCTTCTTCCAGTGGTGGTTCATCCGCGACTTCCGCCAGCGGCTCCACAAAGTTTGGATGACGCAGGCAATGATGGCCGGCGCAATCACCAGCGTCCCGATGGAGCAGTGGGCCGTGAACCCTCGAAAGTACGAGGCGGTGCGCTATAAGCCGCGCGGCTGGACGTGGGTCGACCCGACGAAGGAAGTGGCGGCATACGAGCAGGCAATCAAGGCTGGCTTTACGACCCTTACCGACGTTATCGCGCAGACCGCGGGCGGCGACGACATCGAGGACCTCGCTACAAGGCGGGAGTCGGAGCTCGATCTGCTGGAAGACAAGGAACTGGTATTCACCACCTCGCCGCAGCTCTACGCGAAGCCTGACGCAGCACCGCCACACCCGGCTCCACCCGAAGCCGATCCGGAAGACCCGGACAAAGATCAAGAGCCACCGCAAGCACAGAACCCGCCACCTCGGCGGGTTCTCTCTTTTGGGAGTAAGCAATGAGCGAGCCCAAGCTCGAATACGACCCTGCCAGCCGGAAGGCGACGATTGAATTCCCCAACGGCCACAAGTTGCGCGTCGGGAACGTCGACGAAACCCAGGCCCGCAACTTCTTCGAGAGGCACGCCAAGGAATTCGAGCGCCGCAACTGCGTGCTCGAGACCACGGGCTGCTTCGAGGTGCGCACCAATGGCTGAAGACGATCGCCGACGAGAGCTTTCGTTCTCGTCCGAATACCCCGTCCAGCGCTGGTTCGGGCGGGAGATCCTCGATCACGGCGCTGGCAGCGTGCGGATGAAGTTCCTGCAGTCTGGCCGGGCGCCTTACCTGCTTCAGCACGACCAGTCACGCGTGATTGGAGTCATCGAAAAGGCATGGCTGGACCAGGAGAAGAAGAACGGGCGCGCAGTCGTTCGTTTCAGCCGAAGCCAGCAGGCCAGCGACACGCTGCGCGACATCGATGACTCGATCATGGTCAACGTATCGTGCGGCTACCAGATCCACGAGATGATCCTGGAGAAGTCCGAGGACACTGAGGACACCTACCGCATCACCGATTGGGAGCCGCTCGAAGCAAGCAGCGTGGGCATCCCAGCTGATCCCACAGTCGGCGTGGGCCGCGCTCAAGCGGCCGAGCCACTCGAATGCCGAGACGTCCGGCCCCCGACGTCAGTCACTTCAGTTTCTACAACCACGGCGCAAGCCGAAAGAGGTATCACCATGTCCGATACGGGCACGGCCGCGGCGGGCCAGAAAGCGCCGAGCGCAACCGAGCACGAGCGCGAGCGCATTGCCGCGATCGAGGCCTTGGGCAAGGCCAACAGGATCGATCCGCGAACCGTGCGCGGCTGGATCGAGGAGGGCGTGCCACTGATGGCGCCCCACGGCGAGAAGAGCGTCTCCAACGAAATACTTGCGGTCGTCGAGGAGCGCGGCAAGCAGAAGCCGATGGAGGCAACGACTCTGGGTCTGAACTCGCGCGAGACGCAGCGCTACAGCCTGTTCCGCGCCATCCGCGCGCTCAAGTATGGCCATGCTAATCGCAGGATCATGGATGAGGCTGCCTTCGAGCTCGAATGCTCTGCCCAGGTGGCCAGGCAGCTCAAGCGCGAACTGACGTCGAGCATCCTGATCCCGGCCGAAGTGCTGCAACGCCCGCTGGGCGAAGGAGCACAGCAGAGCCGCGCCATGGCAACCCAGCCGGGCAGCAAGGGCGGCTTCATGGTGGGCGTGCAGAACATGGGATTCATCGACATCCTGCGCAACCGCAGCGTCGCGATGAACATGGGGGCACGCGTCCTGTCGGGCCTCCAAGGGAACATCACCTTCCCGCGTCAGACGGGCAAGGTGACCGTCACCTGGCAGGGAGGCGACGGCGCAAGCATCACCGCGGCAGACCAGACGCTCGGTCAGCTCTCCATGACGCCGAAGACCTGTATCGCGATCACGGACGTGAGCGAGCAGCTGCTGGCGCAGGCATCGCCTTCTGCCGAGGCCTTCGTCATGGCGGACTTGGCCAACGACGTCGCGATCGACGGCGTCGACAATGCCGTGATCAATGGCACGGGCGGCGCGCAGCCTTTGGGTATCAAGAACACCACTGGCATCACCAGCGGCCAGGATGCATCGAGCGCGACCTACGCGAAGGTGCTGGCCTTCCCATCGACTGCCGGTGGCCTCAACGCCATTCGAGGCAACCCGGGCTGGGTGACGAACACGGCCGGCGCGGCGCGTCTCATGCAGGTGGCGCGGTTCGCCAACACGGACACCCCGGTGTGGGAAGGCAACATGATGGACGGCACCCTCGTGGGCTTCCGTTCCATGTCCTCGGAGCAGCTCGCCAGCGGCAACATCATCTTCGGCAGCTGGGACGAGATCATCATCGGCGAGTGGGGCGTGCTCGAGCTCTCCATGGACGCTGGTGGCACGCGCTTCAACACCGCTCAGGTCGGCATCCGCGCCATGTGGATGGTCGACGTGCTGCTGCGCTACCCGCAGTGCTTCGTGGTCGGCACCAACCTCTCGTAATGAAGGTCAAGGCGCTCCGGGGAGTCTGCATCGGTGTCGACCGGCATCTCGTTGCCGGCGACACCGCTGACCTGGACCCCGGCCTGGTCACCTACCTCGTCAACATCCGCGCCGTCGAGGCCGTGAAAGACGAGCCACCCAAAGCCGAGGCGACTGCTCAAGAAGCAGCGCCTCTAGAAACACCCTCGCCATCCGAGCCCGCACCGGCTGAGAAGGCGAAAACCGCAAACGACTCGACGCCGGCCAAGCCCGGCAAGAAGGAGAAGTAAGCCATGCTCAACAGCCAAGCATCTGCAGCGACGTCGACCGCGCTGCTCAACTCTGTCGATGCCGCCAACACTGCGGCCGCAACCAGCGGCAACGGCCTGTGGCTGGACGTCCGCACCTACGACGGCGAGATCCTCGTCACCCAGAACGTGGGTGTCGTGACTGCCGGCAGCATTACCGGGAAGCTCCAGTCGGCAACGGATGCCAACGGCACCGGTGCTGCTGACATCGCTGGTGCGACTTTCACCGCGGTCACCACAGCGAACGATCCCAGCTGTCAGAAGTTGGCCGTGGATGTGCGTCAGGTGGTCGGCGGCTTCCTCGGATACGTCGGCACGATCGCCACCGGCCCTGCGGCGGTGAGCGTGGTGGCCAGCGGCAAGAAGAAGATCGTCTGATCCAATGCTCGAGACCGATGCTGACCGTCTGGCGACCATCAAGGCGCTCGACGGTCAGCTCGTCACCCCGGACGGTGGCTCAAAGTTCTGGGCCGTGTTCGATGCCGAGTACGTCTCAGTGTTGAGCGATCCGCCCATGGAAAGCACAAGTCCGGCGCTCCAGTGCCGCACCAGCGATGTGGAGTCTCGGCAGATCGTGAAGGACACCGAGATTCAGGTCGGTCAAGACCTGTACCGCGTGCATCGCCATGAGCCGGACGGCACGGGCATGAGCGTGCTGCTGATGTTCAAGCAATGACACACCGCGCTGCGCAAGTCACCGAGGCCATGGCGCGGACCCTCGCCGCATTCTCCCTGCTGGCTGTGCCCGCGGTGTTCACCAATCGCGAGCTCTCGTTGAGCGAGGAGTCCGGCGAGATCCCGTGCATCTGCGTGAACGAGGGCGACGACACACCGCTCTCCGAAGAGGGATTCGACAACCTGGCCAACTTCGACAGCGTGCTCGAGTTCGAGGTGACCGGCTATGCCGTGGGCCCGACCATCGAGGACGTAGAGGCTGAGTTGCAGCGCCAGCGCCGATACGTGCACGCAGCCCTCTTGGAGTATCTGACCGCCGGCGGGAATCCGCTGGGACTCGACTTCGTGATTGCCGTGAAGCCGGCCGGCGCAGCCAAGAGCGACCGCAGTGTCGCCGGCAAGCAGCCAGCGGGATCAAAGACCAGCTTCTGGCGCGTGCACTATCGTGCGCGCACGACAGATCCAGGCGACGACTGATCGCCAAAGCACTGACCGACTGACCACAGCCAAGGCCGCCATCGAGCGGCCCTTGGAATTTCTGCAACCTGGAGAAACTGATGGGCGGACTTCGCGTTTCCAACGAGGTCATCTTGGCAAAGACCGAGGTGACATACGGTGTCGACCCGAGCCCTGCTGCCGGTACCGATGCGATCCTTGTTCGGTCGCCGTCCTGGTCGCAGGAAGGCCTCCGCATGGCGCCGCGCGATGCCATTCGCGGTTCGACCGGCAAGCTGCAAGCCATCTACGGCGGCGAGCTGCGCAAGGTCAGCTTCGAGGTCGAGGTGAAGGGGAGCGGTACCGCGGGCACCCCGCCGGAGATTGCGTCGCTGTTGCGTGCGTGCGGCATGGATCAGACGGTGGTGGCATCCACCTCCGTCACCTATCAGCCGGTGTCAGCGGGGCATGAGTCCATCACGCTCTACTTCTACGAGGGCGGCCGCAAGCTCCACATCATGACCGGCTGCCGAGGCAACGTGAGTTTCAGTGTGGAGGCTGGAGGGCTGCTGCTCGCGCAGTTCGAGTTCACTGGGCACTACACCCAGGCCACTGACGTTGCGCAGCCGACACCCACCTACAACAGCCAGGTGCCGCGAACGGCCCTCAACATGGCGCTGTCATTGGCAGGCGCCACCAACATCGTGCCGCGATCGTTCTCGTTCAACCTCAACAACGTCATCGAGTCTGGCCCTTCGATCGCCGCTGCTGACGGCTACGGCCAGACGATCATCACCGGCCGCGACGTCACCGGTGAGATCGAGATCGAGACCGAGCTCGACTCGATCATCGACATCGATAGCCTGCTCGCCCAGGGCACGCGCTTCGCATTCGACTCGGGCCTGCTCGGCAGCGTTGCGGGCAACCGCGTGCGGATCACCACGCCGAGCTCGTCCACATACGTGACTTCCACGTCCCCAGGCGAAGGCAACGGGCTGCGGCTGCGCACCGTCGGCCTAGCTGTGGATGACAGCACCAGCGACCAAGAGCTCTCACTAGTTTTCACCTGACCTATGCATACAATTCGCAAGAAGCTCGCTCCTACTTGGTTCACTCTGATCACAGGAACCCAGCCAGCGCCGGAATTTCTCCTGGCCCCGCTGACCAGTCTCGAATGGCTGGATGTGCGAAACGAGATCTATCAGGCGCCATCGGGTGAGTACGTCCTGAGCGCAAAGGCGGTGCGGACTTGTGTTGAGTCTGCCGTCCGTGACTGGCGAAACATCGCCGGCGAAGACGGAGAAGCGGCCCGTTTCAGTCGCGAACTGTTGCTCGAACTTCCCGCAACATGGCTCAACGATCTGGCCACGGAAGTCTCTAACCGCGCCGCACTCTCGGAGAAGGAAAGAAAAAACTCATCATCGCCGTCAACGTCGCACTAGATCCCAAGTGGGCACCCTGCGAGACATGCGGGTGTGTTGACGGCGATGCAGGTTACGAGAAGTGGGAGATCGACGGCGTGCTTCGCTCGCGCACTTGCCCACGGCGCATGGTCAGCGAGGACAGCCGCCAGTGGATATCCCTTCGCGGGCACTACGTGGCGGGATTCCTTCCTGTTTCCGGCGGTGCACTCAACCAGCCGAACGCCTTCCTTGAGGCAATGCAACTGATCGATATGTGGGTATCCAAAGATGGCAAATGACGGTCGCGCACGGCTTGCGATCACCGCTGAGGATCTGACAAGGCGGGCATGGGACTCGGCTGCAGCAACTGCTCGGGCCGGCTCCAGCAAGATCAAGAGCCTCGTTCTCGCTGCTATACCAGGAGGGTCGCTGCTGCTAGCTGCGAATCAGCTCAAGAAGGTGGTTCAGCAGTCGTTTGAGTTCGCTGAGGCAATTGGCGGCGCAGCGATAAAGTCCGGCCTCAGCACCGAGGCAATAAGTCAGCTAGCTTTTGCCGCGAAAGGCGCGAATGTCGAACTCGCTGACCTTTCAAAGTCGATCGGCACGATGCAGATAAACATCAGCAAAGCCGCCGCTGGCAGCAAGCCATTGCTTGACTCATTCCAGGAATTGGGCGTCAACTTCTCGAAGCTTCAGGAACTGCGGCCGGACGTGCAGTTCGAGATTCTGGCCGAAGCCCTCAACAGGGTACCCAATGAAGCCGATCGCGCACGGCTGGCGACCGAACTCTTCGGGAAGTCAGGCGCTCAGCTATTGCCGCTTTTCTCAGAAGGTGCTGAGGGTATACGCAAAGCCAGGAAGGAATCTGAGAGCCTCGGGCTGTCACTCAGCCGAGAAAAGCAAAGGGCACTCCAGGAGGCTGGTGATGCGATTGTAAAACTTGGCCAGGCAGCGCGTGGCGCGGGCACCGACATCGGCTATTTCTTTTCTTTCGGGATCAAGTCCCTTGCCGAAGGTGCGACGAAGCTGATCGAGGCGGCGCGCGGCGGCGATCAACTTATTGAGCTGATCAAGGAGCGGGCCGAGGTTCTGCAGCGGCTGAAAGAAGCGAGCGAGGGGTTCACTTTCCGAGAGCTCATCGGCGGCACAGATGAGGATAAGCAGCGACTCATCGCGATCGAGGACACCCTTAGATCGATCAACTTCCAGCGGACCGAGGAAAACAGGCTTCTAAGAGAAAAGCGAGCGATCGAGCAAGCCGCCCTCGGCGGGCCGCCTGTCGAACTGCCTGAGCTTGGCGCCCTTAATATCGGACTGCTTTCGGGCCCAGACCCTGACGTTCGCGATGCTCTGGATAAGGCACGCGAGAATCGAGAACTGGAACTCGGGGGCGAAGACGCACGCCTGCGTGTAACTGAGCGCGCTACTGGCGGAAGGGCCGGTGTAAGCGATGCCAGCCGCGAACGGCTGCTCGAGGAAGAGCGCGAGTATTTCGACAATCTTAAGACCATCGTCGAGCAGAAAGCGGAGGAAACAGCTGGCGCCTCGGAGGCCGTGCTCGACGAGTACTTCGGCAGGCTCGAGGAAAAAAGCAGGGCACAAAGCGACGTGCTGCGTGGCGCGGCAGAGGAGCTTGGGCGCAGCATCCAGTCATCTCTCAGCGATGTGTTCCTAAACGCGGGGAAAGGTGCGGACGGCTTCGCCGACAGCGTGCTCAACGCGTTCAAGCGCATCCTGGCCGACCAGGCCGCAAACAAGGTGGTGGAGCTTCTCGGCGGCCTTTTCGGCGCCAAGAAGGATCCAGGCGTCGGCGGTGGCGCATCGGGTGGCGCGGGATTCCTGGCGACAATTGCAACGAGTCTATTCGGTGGCGCGCGCGCTGCTGGAGGCCCTGTGTCACCCGGTAAGGCATTTCTGGTGGGCGAGCGCGGGCCGGAGCTATTCATACCCAAGCAGTCGGGAGGCATATTGCCCAATGGTGTGGGCGCGGGCGGCATGATGGTCACGATAGACGGTCGGGTGAGCATCGACGCCCGAGGCGCGACGAGGGATGGTGCTGAGGTTCTGATGTCTCAACTTCCCGAGATCCTTCGCCAGCGCGATGACCGGCTGAAGGGTGAGATTGCCCAACTGATCAAACGCCGGCAGCCACCGTTCGTATGACCGACATCCTGCTGCCTTCGTGGCTCAACATCTCGAGAGTCGCGTTCTCGGCGGTAGATAACGTGGGGGTCTCCCCCTCGCTGTTTGGGGGCACGACAAGAACTGCTGCGCTCAGCAGTGGCCGGTTGCGGGCATCGATGGAGTTCACGTCGGTCGGCGGTGCCAGCACGCAAGTTGAGCGTGGGGCCCTGATTGGATTTCTCGCACGCGCCGGCAAGCGCAACCGAGTGTACCTGTACGATCCCAGCCAACGGATCCGAGGTTCCATTCCCGTCGTCGAGCTCATCTCGAACAACACCTTTGCCAGCGGCACGACGGGGTTTTCGAACTCGGGCACCGCTTGTGTCCTCAGCGCTAGCGACCGCCTGCTGAGGGCGACGCGCACATCATCGACTACGGGCCCAAGGGTCCAAGCCACCGCAACGGTCACACCTCTGGTGCCGTACGCGGCACGAGCAATGATGCTGTTGGGTCGCGGTTCACCAACGCTGCAGACGTCGGCGAGCGACGGCACGATCACGACTCAGAGCGTCGCCGGCGCCGGTCTTTCAACAACCGTGATCGTGCCTGTCGGTACCTCACTGTCGGTGGCCGTGGTCGATACGGCAATCGGTCTGGCCGGCGATTATTTTGCGGTGTCCTACTTCTCGCTGTCCCGCTGCGCACTCGTCGACGCCGGTGTGAATCGCCTGCTGAGATCGGATGAATTCAACGATGCAGTGTGGCAGAAGGCCAAGCTCACCGTCACGGCCAACGAGTCCACATCACCTGACGGAAATGCGACTGGCGATTTCCTCCGTGAGGACACCACCAACGGCGAGCACTTTGTCCAGCAAGCGATCACTGGGCTGTCTAGCGCGCCGGCCGACTACTGCTTTGGCGTCGCCGTACGCCCCAATGGCCGCAACTTCTGCCTCGTGGGAATGGCAGAGACGTCAGGCAACACGCTGTGCGAGCAGTTCTTCAACCTCAGCACCGGCGCCGTCGGAGTGACGGGCACCACGGGCACTGGCTGGGCGAGTCGCCGCGCATTCACCCGAGACCTTGGCAATGGCTGGATCGCCTGCTACGTGATCGGCCGGAAACTGGTCGGTACGAGCGTCAATGCCTATGTCCAAACGGCCACCGCTGACAACGTTGGGGCAGACGTGTACACGGGGGACGGCGCGAGTGGGATCCGAGTCTGGCGGGCCACGTTTTCTCCATCTTCGGTTCCCATGAGGCTCAAGCAAACGACATCTTCCATCTCATCGGGTGAGGAACAGCGGGGCGGGGCACTGCAGCTGAAGGGACTATTGCCTTCCACCAGTGGGTTGTTGCTTCCGGGAGACCTTGCTGAGGTTATCGGTGGTCGGGGCTCGGAGCTGAAGATCGTCGCAGCTCCGCTGAATTCTGATTCGGCAGGGCTCGGCTATCTTGAGATCGAGCCCTCCATCCGCTCCTCACCGGCGGACAACGCGGCCGTGATCTTCCAGCAGCCGATGGGCCGGTTCATCTTCGACGGGGATGTGCCTAGCTGGAGCACCGACCCCGGCATCATTACCACAGCGTCCGCAGAGTTCATCGAGGCATGATTCACCTGATTGTCTACTTCAACGGCGCGCGCAGTCGTTGGAGCGGGCGCGCTCACCCTGAAGAGATGCTGCTCGAGGAAACAATGCCCTGGCGCTGGCTTGCTCGCATGCGTGGTCAGCAGGTGGTGCGCAGCTTTATCGCCGGCCGCGTTGGCTGGGCCATCTGCACGCCTGATGGCCAGGTGCTCGAGCAATCCGACCCCACACCCGAGGGCTGACGCGCAATGACTTGGTTCGAGCAGTCAGCCAACCAGACGGAGGCTGCGAAGGAGCACTGTCGCCCTTTCATCGCGGTCGACATGGACTTCCCGAGCGGACACGCGCGGCTGTGGAGTGGCTACGGGGATCTGGTCATCGGCGCCGACACGTTCATCGGAGCTGGAGCACTCGGCCGCGTCTCGTGGCCGGCGGAGCGCGATGGCCTCGACGCCCCACGCAAGACTTTCGAATTGGCGGGTGCGGATGTGAACCCCGCGCTGGTGCCAGAGAGCGACTTAGAGAACAGCTTCGAGCGCCTGATCATCGAGTATCTGGGGTGGCTCAATACTGAGACCGGCCAGCTCGTAGCCCAGCCAGAGGTCTCATTCTGGCTGATCGACTCGATCAACCGCTTCGACGGCCTGGAGCCCAGGATTGTGGTGAACGCCGAGCAAGCGACCAAGCTGCTCGACCGGTCGTCAGACTGGCGCAACACGCACGAGCACCAGCAGCAGTTCTACTTCGGCGACTCTGGATTCTTTTACACCCCGTCTTCAGTGCTGCGTGAGATCGTCTGGGGTGGAACCATCGTGGGCGGCGGAGGGGGAGGCTTCAATGGTCCTGGCGGCGGGCCCGGGCGCGGCGGTTCGCTGTCTCCAGCCCGCAGGTTGGCGTTATGAGAGTGGCGAACTGGCCGCAGGTGTTGTTCGACGAGATCGCAGCCTGGCGCGCGAAAGAGTTCGAGTGGGGGCGTACGGACTGCTGCCAGTTCGTTCGCCGTGTCACTGAGGTGATCAGTGGCAAGGACTATGGCGCGCAGTTTCCGGCATATGAGTCGGAGTTCGGCGCAGCGAGGCTGATCGCTGAGTACGGCGGGCTCGAGCAGTTGCTGTGCGCAGCTTTCGGGGAGAGCCGGCCGGCATTACTGGCGCAGCGCGGCGATGTCGTACTGTGTGACTTCGGTCGTGGCCCGCAGCCATCGATCTGCCTTGGCGCCGTCTGCGTTGCACCCGCCGAGGCAGGTGGGCTCGAGAGTCGCCCCCTCGCGTCTGCGCTTGCGTCTTGGAAGATATAGATGCCCGCCGCAATACCTGCCGTTGCGGCGTTCGCGGCATCGTCCGCAGTAGCGAGCGCGATTGTTACCATCGCCACCAGCGTGCTGGTGAATCTGGCGATTGGGGCGATCCAAAAGGCGCTGGTAAAGAAGCCGAAGCAGTTCTCTCCGCCCGTCAACGTGACGGTGAAGAACACCATCGAGAATCGGCGCATCGTTGGCGGTACGCGCCGAGTCGGCGGCAGCTTCGTGTACATCAACACGAGCTCGAGCGGCGGCAACAAGGCGGACCTGCTGTGGTATGTGATCGCCTTCACGGGTCACGAGGTCCAGGAGCTCGGCGACGTCTATCTCGACAACGAAAAGGTTGCGAGCGCCGACATCAATGACACCACGGGCGTAATTGGCGGCTCGACCAGGTTCGTCGGCAAGCTGAAGATCTGGCGCCGCAACGGCACCAGCGGACAGACCGTGCTGGCTGCGCTCGACTCTGCTTTCCCTGAGATC